AACGCGACTTTGCTGTCTTAGCTTTGATAATATTTCCAACGACTTCCGTTCCTTCCTTTTCTTTAGCTTTGCTGAGATAAATGATTGTACTTGCTGCATACTTGAGACCGCTGCCTCCGCCCATCTCTTTGGTGGGAACGTATGATCCGATGACATCATAGGTGTGATTAGTAACGATAAGTGGAATGTTTGCTTGACCAAGTTTTAGAGTTAACATTCTAAATGCACCTTTGACAAGTTGTGATTTGGTCATGTCACGAACCTGTTTATCATTCAGAGCATCAGTAATCTCTTTCTCAGTTGAAAGCATACCAAGAGAATCAAGTACAAACATACAAGGTTTACGAGTTGATTCTTCTGCTTTGAGGTATATATCAACAGCTTTCAATGCTTTTGATCTAAACTCCTCTATTGTTACCACATTGACAACAACGAGCCTTTCGAGATCAATTCCTCTAGACTCAAGGAGTCCTCTGTTGACAGCGGCTTCTGTATCAAAATATAAACAATACCCATCAG